TAAAGCCTGGGACTCGCCTTCCGACACGCCTATGAACCCACGCCAGTGCTGGGTTTATAGGGGTAGTGTGTCCGATGTGCCCAATTTTTTTCCAACATATATATATACGCGTATTTGCGTTTTTCACGCTTATATATATACGCCCAATTATTCATATATTTATTTTTTTATTTTTATATAAATAATTGGACACACTGGACACATAGTACTATTTAGATTAGAAGTTATCTACTTTTTGCCCGTGTCCAGTTGGTGTGTCCAAGCGTGTACGGTGTGTCCAATTATTTGCTTATATCAAAATTCATCGATGTATAGGCTTGAATAATTATTTTTACGAACATTCGTACCTACAAAATAATTGGACACACCTCAAATAATTGGACACACCTACTTTTTGTGATTCTTTTTATAGGTGTCCATGAGACCGGTCTCTTCTCTAACAAACGCTCTCTGAGGGCCGTAAAGCTTACCGAATCTGGCTTTACCAGTTCCTTTTGTATAAGGACTCCACCCTTTAATAGATTGCAAAATGTCAATGATTTCTCTTGCTTTTGCGTTCTGCAGGTTCTTCCTGTCGCCCTCCATTACTTCACACCATATCTCAAGGGCACAAACCCGCTCCCGCTGCACTGAACCACAATAATTGTCGTCGCCATAATTCCGGATATACTCCCTGCGATCGTAGATGTCTTTAGACTCCCAATCTTCAGGTAGTTCCATCTCTAGGTATTCCTCAATGAGTCCTACGAGTTCACCACCTTCAGTGTGTGATAGTTGGATTCTAAGAGCTTCTTCTTCAAGTTCGCCCTCTAATACAAGAGGTTCACCTTCTGCCCAATACATGAACGCTTCCGCCCATAATTGGTCAATTTCATCCTTTGACAACTCCCAGGCGTTCTTAGTCTTGCGTTCCTTGTCGCCAGTGATTGGCCAGAATCGGCGGTTACCGGTGCGGTCTTTTAAGAACATAAGATTATTAGTAGAACCAGCGAATACGCACTGGCGAGGGTACTCTTCAGTGCGTCTTCCGTACGGAGAACGGAACCGGTCAGATGTGCGACTGATAAATGCCTTAACGATTTCATTATCGTTCTTATACGTTGGCGCGAGTTCAGCGAGTTCGTTGATCCATGAGCCCTGAATTTGTTCGAGGGCGTCTTTGGTTTTGATGTCAACGAGAGAATTGTTAAACCATTTACGGCCTAACCGCTCCAAGATAAGGGACTTACCTAAACCTTGAGAACCATATAACACAATCGCCGTATCAAACTTAACGCCTGGATCCATAACACGAGCTACGGCACCACACATCCATTTACGTGTAACAGCCCTAATGTAATCGGTATCCTCCGCTCCGATGTAATCGATAAAGAGAGTATCTAGTCTACATTCGCCGTCCCAAGTTAAGCCGGTTAAGTATTGGCGTACCGGATGGAATTTATTATCTTGCGTTACTTCCTGGAGAGCGTCGTCGATAATGCCTTTACCCTTGATAAGGTATTTTGTAGCGAAGTAGTTACGCAGGCACGCATCGTCCGTATCCGTCCAGTAAGGGGTTTCATCCTTACCCCGCCAAGGCAAATCGTCAATCACAACTAACCGGTGCGCAAATTCGTCAAGACGGATTTTACCTTTTAATGCAGGATCATGTTTTAGTACTGCTAAGCAGTTGAACACATCAGACTCAGGATTACCTTTACTGTCACGTTTAAGTTTTGCACGCAAGCCCTCCTCGTCGTCCGGGATGTCGTCAAACTCCATACCCTCCATGCGTTCTTCGTCGAGCAGAATTGGTGCTGCGCCGTCTTCGTTGACAAAGTCTATCATGGCCTTATAGCTCGGCAGTTTAGTAACTGAGGTTGCGGGGTCTTCGCCCTTATCTTTGGCGCCGAATAAGTGGATCCGGACCAGGTCGAATGCATTAACGAGTTTACCGCTGATTGGGTCAGTCGCATGGTTCGAGTAAGCGAAGGTATCGTTATCGTAAATAACTAAACCGCCGACTGAGCTACCTTCCGTATAGGTGTATCGGCCCTCAACTTGTGTCGGCTCATACACTCCAGGAAGGAACTTTTCTATCGCTTCCGTGATACTGTAGCACCTACAAAAGGCACCAAGTAAACCCTTTTTCTCTAACGGGTTACCTTGCTTTTTGGCCGCATCAAGGCGAATTTGTGATTCCTTTTCGGACGTTGGCCAAAGACTCGTATCACGCCAGTCACGATATGTGCTTAGACATTGATCAACAGATACTAGGTTGCCTTCGCCTCGTTGATATACATATTCCACATCCTTTGGACAACTTGGCCAGTACATCAGGCGTTCTGCCTGGTGCGTGGACGGGTCAAAAGACTCAATCCCGATATTATCTGCAATCCGTCTTGAGACCGCCTGGTACTCATCGGGCTTCATCGCTCTATCCACAGGGATAATTACGCGATAGCGAGGATTAGCATCCGTGTGACTGTGTGTACTGTAGAGTACATACTCCATTCCGCCTAATTCCATGTCGAGGTCTAATAGAAAGTCCTCACTAGGATTATCCGCATCAAGAGTAATCAAGTACCGCTCTTTAACAGAGCCCCTTACACGTCTACCATTTTTAGGAATATATCCGCCGACGAATCCGCCGACGTCTTTCTTTTGGCCTTGATCAGCCTTAGACATCTTGGCGTATTCAGCAGCCGTTTCATTCGTTACAGTAGGCTCAGCCAATTTATTGGCCAAAGCACTCCAAGTCATTTTCTGAGACTTCCAGCTACGGGCGGAGCGACTTCTGCCCGTAGCTATGATGATATTTGTATCCATATGTTACATCGCTCCTCCCTTCGCAAAGTGGATGTCCCCTACATATCTAGGAACACGTAAGCCGTGAGAAGTTACCCACTGCGTTACAGCTCCGTTAATATCGTGGTCTTCATATACGCCACGATTGTTTTTAAGTTTAGCCTGGTGTATCTCTACGAAGTCGTCCGCATCATTAACGGGGTTAACCTCGATACACGCTACAGGCTCGTTACATTTATAGACACCTACTATAGCACACGTTTCGGCTTTTACTTTTTTGATATAGGAGCTTACACAGTTATTAAGCTGTATACCCATATCAATGATTCCGTGAGTAGAACCGATTGCCATGAAGCGGTAACCATTAACCATGTCAGCTAGCACACGATGTGCTTTACGCTGCTGTACGATTTCGTCTTCTACCTTGTCAAACTTTTGCATTCTCGTGATAGTGTCATGTAGGCTTCGCACCTGGATGCGACTACCCCAAACCTCTTTACGACGACTTCTCGATAACTCAAAATACATACTAGCTGTATCCCTGATATCGTGATAGGAAGGCGCATTTCTAATGAATAAGAACGCCTGACGCTCACCGTATTGATGGCTAAGGATGTTAACAAATTTACGAATGACAGATAAGTCGCGGTCATCACGCCATAAAGGCCAAGACTGAATGTATCTTGTATTATCAGCGTTATCCTTGATAACATCGACCATAGCCTTTTGATAGTCCTTGTTCTTAAATAACGTGGACATAACTTTGATGATCTTCGTGTAGAAGAACGGTCTATCGTGCAGTAACCGACGAACCCATCTAGCGTCAGGTAAGTTGTGCGCCTTGATTAAGGCTTGTACAAATGATTCACCTTTTGTAGTTAATGCCAATACGTTGCCCATACCGATGGTCTCGTTAGGGAATCTATGATTATAGTAATCATCATAGTCTCGTTTAAGACTATCATTGATAGCCGGTGCATCCGGAGCTCGTAATTTCCATACCAAGTTATGAAGTAGGTTATCTAATGCACCGTACTTGTTAGTAACTTGTATGCCTTGCCGAATGGATTTGACTTTATAACCTACTACCTTTGATAGCTTCTTGAAGAATACTTCTTTTAATACCATAGCGAAGCGTTTCAATTCGTCCTGGTGGTTATGTAATCTACAATTTGGCGTAGCTACAAGCCACAACAAGGGGAGAAGACCATTTCTGAAGCTAGAAGGAGATACTGACATCTTTTCGACGACGTCGCTACGTGAGCGTTTCTTAAGTACGATAAAGGTCTTTCTTTGTTTGAAGTCAAATCGTAATACGTCGACAAGATGAGACTTATACCCTTTGTAGATCATCCCTGTATCGCCATCAGCATACACAGTGTCGTACTCAAATTGCACATCTAGGATATTGCCCCTGTCGATTATCGATAAGTCCAATGAAATAGGAACAGTGCCGCTATAACCAACTTCAGCAGTATAACCTTGCGCCTTGATTAGTTCACCACACATCGGGCAGTAAAACGAATCCGCCTCAGGAACTGTCATGAGTCCGAATCCGCCGGATTTCATTGGCCACAAATTACTAAAAGAGTGTCCGCAAGCCACATGGTAATGGCTTGCTGGAATGTTAGGTGTCACTTGTTTGCGCCGCACTAGGTCGTACAGCTGTTGTACTTGTAGATTGAATAAGACCTTCATGAGGCACTATCCTTTCTTATAACAAATCGTCTAAATCGTCTTCTTCAGGAGTTTCCTCAACTACTGGAGCTTCCACTACAGGTTCTTCTTTCTTTTTGGTAGTACGTTTACGTTTAGGTTTCTCTTCAGTAGTAGCCGTAGTTTCTACCGCTGGAGTTTCTGCAGGTTCTTCCACCTTAGGTGCTTCGGTCTTTTTACCATTGAGTACTTTAAGACCTAAATCACAAGCAGCAATACAGCCTTCGCAGTATGCCATAGCAGAATCTTTACGTTCACTAGCTGGCGCATCTTTTACAAGTTCATATAAAGCATCGATCGCTTCGCGTTGTTGTTGAATTTGTTGTTTTGAGAGTTTCATAAGAATTGTCCTCCTAATCCTTCATGTAGTAAGGGTTCTCAAACCCTGCTGCGTTTAATATGAGCCCTTCGTTCCAGGGTTCAGGTTCACACATAATATCTATAACTTCTTCTAAACTGCCTTCGCCTATTGGCGCTTCGATAACCACTTCGTCGTGGATGTGGGCAACAATTTTGTAACCAGCTTTGGCCAATCTGAGCATTGCGGCCGCTAAGCAATCTCTTGCCACTGCCTGTACAATGTTTTCGACTAACTTTCCGCCGTAGGTTTCAACTCTGCCCCATGTATTCTTAACCTGATCCATACCGTCATACTCAATCGATTCACTACCGAATCTGTTAAGCCCAATTCTAGGCCTTGCGTAGGCAAGTCTTCGACCGGATGGTAATTCAATGAACAGGAAGCCTTTCGATTTAAAGAATTTAATATTGCCTTGTCTAATTCGTACGGGTTCTCCTGTTTTCACTACTTGCTTTGCTGCGCTGTCTGCATCTTTCCAAAATTTCGTAATTCGTGGGCTAGCTTGTCGCCAAGCTTCGATGATACCAGGTAGCTCCTTCTCAGGAATTTCCCCTTTTGAGTCCATCGCTTTCATGGCTCCTACACCGCCACCATAGCCGAGTGCTAATTCAGCTACCTTACCTTTTTGCCGTAGGTGTCCATTAACACCGTGTTTCTCGACTGGTACATGGAACATACTAGATGCGGATGCGCAGTAGATGTCACCACCTTGCGCAAATACATCATGGCGCCACTGCTCGTGAGCAAGCCAGGCGATAACACGGGCTTCAATAGCACTAAAGTCAGCTACAATAAATCGGTGCCCATCCTCTGCTACAAGAGCAGTACGGATAAGTTGCTTAATCACATCACCAGGGTTTCCATAGAGTAGGTCTAGCATTTCTACGTCTCTACTTTTAAGGACCTCCCGAGCGGTGTCTAAATCTTCTAGGTAGTTACGAGGAAGGTTCTGTAGTTGCACTACACGCCCTGCCCAGCGACCACTTCGCATAGCCCCATAAAACTGAAGCATGCCGTGGATGCGACCATCTGAACATACAGCGTTTTTCATGGCCAAGTATTTTTTGATGGAGGAGTTACCGAGT